TATTATCAATATAAATTATTTCTCCAGAATATTTTTCTACTTCTGGATTTGACAAACCCGAATCAAAGTTTTGTCCTAGATTATACGTTGTCGTATTATTTATGGTAGTAGTAATACCATTAAAATTGGAATCTATTTGGAGATTTATATTTCCACCTTCGATAACCAAAGATCCGTCTACAGTTGGTGATGAAGTAAACCTATTGAGTTTATATCCATATGCTGGAATTTCTGTCGATAAATCTGAAGTTCCAGTATTAAAACCAACTAAAGACCTATCTTGCCAATATTTTAACACTCCAGTTTTATTGTCATAATATACAACCTTACCGACTGCAGTAATACCAGCGCCTATTGTTTGTATAATTTCTGCATTATCTGCAAAAGTTGCATTTTGATAGTCATTAGGATTTGTAATTCCTGTCAATTTTAATGCATATACACCACTTACGATGCTGTCGGACAACAATTCATTTGTTTGGAATTTTTTTGGATTTTTTATTATTCCAACTCTAGCAACTTTATTTCCACTGACAAAATCTGGATTCTCAATATCATTTTCTATTCTCGAATACAGCAACAAATTATAAGATCCAAGTTCTTTATAGATATCTTTTCCATGACCTCCTGGAGGAGGAATTATTACATTAAATTTTGGAGCAACTGAACCCGAATTTAAAAGTAGTCCTCCAGAAGCAAGGTCCAACTTTCCAAAAGTATAACCAGATCCACCTAAAGTTACATTTACAGATTCTACTGTAGAATCTTCACCAACAACGACCGATGCCTTTGCGCCACTTCCATCTCCAATTATATCAATGTTAGTATATGTTCCTTGAGTTAATCCACTACCTCTATTTGTTACTGTAACAATTTTCAATTGTCCACTTGTGTCTGCATTATTTCTAACCAAAGAATATTGATCATCATTCCAATCTGCAGGAACTGGTATATAATTTAAAGACTCAAACTTTACAACATCGCTAGGCTTTATTGTGTATAAGTATTTCCAAATGTAACCATCTCCACTAGTACCTGCTGATCTTGGTTCAAGGTCAGTGAATGTAGGTTCATCTAAAGATGGTCTACCCTCTGTATTTTCTGGATCTATTCCATTATAGAGACAAATGTAAACATTAAAGTCGCTATTTACTACATAATAATTTGCAGAATAAATGCTAGATTGATTTGATGGTACTGATCTTTTATCTCTACTTACATCATTTCTATACATGTCATAAGTAGTTCCAGATGTCCAAGTAATTTTTCTAATTACTTGCCTAACATCGCTAGAATTGATTTTTTTTAGTCCTATAATAGTATCCCAAATATCATTTTGATAGTCAAAAGAATCTATTGGTGGTTGGGGCGAAGAATCCCAATCCAATTTGTATTCAGAAGCATTTGTTAGTCCAACAAAACTATAATAAGAAAATAAAGAAGAACCAATAGAAGATAATAAATTACTAGAATTTAGTATTCTAAATTGATCAGTTATAATTGCTGACATTTATCTTAAAATTTTAGAACTATTTATTATATAATTGTATAGGAATTAAATTTTAAAGGATTTGTTCTCCTTACAATTGGTGCAGTAGTTAATCCCGAATTTTGATAACTTGTTCCTACTATAAATTCCCTCTCTTGTGGTCTAGATTTTGTCTCAATTAATCCCCAACTAAATTCCCCAAAGAATCTGTTGCTTCCAAGATCACCTAAAAGATTATAATCTTGAACACTAACTACAACTCTTGCAACATTTACTGTAACAAAATTCTCATATCCATATACACCAGTAACCGGTACAATAGAAACTGAAGCAACTTGATATATGTTGTCCATAAATCTTGTTCCAACACTTATAATAGATCCACCACTATCTAAAGAAACTAATCCATTTCCAATATTTGTGTTAAAAACATTAAGATAATATGATTCTTTTATACCACTTTCAGTTACTGTTGGGTTTGTAAACGCTGAATTTCTAAGTGGTGAATCTCTTGGAATTAATAAATCAAATACTATTCCAGTTTGAGCATATCCAACAGAAATTGTAGATACACCCGTAATGATTCCATAGTCCCCACTATATGTAACATTACTAATCTGCTCCTTCTTAACTTTTGGGGATTCTATAATTACGAGTGGTGGAGAAGAAACTGTATAACCAAATCCAGGATTTACTATTTGTATTGAGGTAACAACTCCAGAGGAAATAGATGCTGTTGCAGTTGCCTTTCCTGTAGATCCTATTCCAATTGGACTTGTGATTGATACTTCAGGTATGAAATCATATCCAAGTCCATTATTAGTTATGTCTATGGATGATATTGTGCCAGCAACAGAAACTAAAGCAGTAGAAATTGCTACGATGTTTTCTTTTACGTCTACAATTTCAATTTTACTTATGTAAGAATCTGAAGAATTTTCGTTTTTATAATCAAAGAACGATTTCAAAGAATCTACAAATATCATAGTGCTTCCTATTCCAACACCTTTTATGAGATTTCCTACAGGATTAATTTTTGGTTCATATTCTATTCTATCTTTTGTCACATCTGCATTATTAATTTTAATATCATTTCTTTGTTTGCACCAAGTTATTGGTCTTAAAAGATCTAAGTCAGAAGAAACTCCAACCGAAGAATATAAATTAGTGTCTACTGAAGTTGGTGAAGTGATAACATTAACTATTCTATTCTTTTGGTCTGTATTCGAATCTTCACTATCAATATTAAGAATATCTCCAACCTTTATAGTTTCTTCTATATCAACATCAATAACATCAATTCCATCTGTTCCTCTGTAGAATAATATCTTACATTCATCACCTTCTTTTGGTGCTTCGGTAAATGTTATATTACTTCCTCCATTAAATATGTAAGATTCGTTCGGAATTTGTATCACATCATTTAAAATTACTAAGATAGTTGCTTTTATATCAATATTAGAACCTTTTTTTGTGATAATAGAGAATATGTTTCCATCATCCCTCAATGTAAATGTCTTTCTTAGTCCATCAAATCTAAAACTAAAATCGTCTAATAACTTTAAGTTTCCTACAAACCAACCTGAAAAATTATCTTTTGTAACATTATCAATTAATATAGAAAACTCTTCAAAAGATTTTGATGGATCTAAAGGTATTCCTGTAGATCCTCCAGTTTCTACTGTCAATATTTCTCCTGGAAGATATGAATAACCATAATTTTTTATTTCAAAACTTACGACACTAGATCCTTGCCCAACAACTATATCTATTTTTGCTTCAGTTCCAACACCAGAAGGATAACTTGGAGAATAAATTAGTGGAATATCTGAATATGAAAGCGGAGGATCAAAAACTACATCTGGTGGATTTAATTGGTCATATCCAGATCCTGGATTAGTAATATTCACAGAAACAATATTTCCATTAGAAACAATAGCATTTCCAATAAATTCTATATTTGGAATACCTGAACTATAAGTTTGTACACCAACTCTTATATTTGTTTGTATTCCAGATCTATATCCAGAACCACTATTTCCAATGCTTATTGTCGATATTGTTCCTGAAATAGAGACTATTGCAGTTCCTCCAGCAGAAACTAGAGGTTGATAACCAAGTCCATTACTTGATCCAATTGATATTGGTATTCCACCTCTAGGAACTGATGCATTATTTGGATCATAAGATACTGATGTTGCTGTTCCCGTAAAACTTATTTCTGTTCCTGCCAAATTTTCCGTAAGGGTAAAATCATCATCAGGAATTTGCAAAACATTATTAATTAATGTTATTGATCTATCTGTAGAAATTCCAAATACATTCTGTTGATTGGAAGTTAAAACAAAATCTTTATTTACCGAATTAAATGAACTTGATATATCATCAAATAGATAATTTCTATTATAGGTTTCAGAATTTCCATCAGGAATTCCTGAACGTATAAAAACTCTACCATGAAAAGAAGATTTTATAGTATTTTCTGTAATTACACTTCCAAATTCATTGGGATCTCCTTTTGTCTCACCATATGGAGGTGAAGCAAAATAAATCTTACTTCCAATTATATTATAATTTCCCTCAACTTTTCTTATTATGGAATTTGATAGGTGAGATGATATTCCAGTGCCAAGAAATCCTCTATCAACGTCAACTGAATTTCCAATTCCTATAGAATTTATTTTTAGTATTTCATCATCAAT